AGTCCTGGAGCCGCGAGGCGGCCTCGCGTATGGCCTCGGCCCAGCTGTTCGATCAACCCCACGTCTAAGGAACCGCTATGGCGTACATGCAGCAATTGGAGGCGTCACTGTCGGGCCTGGTGGCGGCGGGGGAGGCCGGTCGCAAGAGTGCAGACGGCATGCTGGCCCCGCTCAATACTGCCGTGGTCAACATCACCGGCGCGGCCACGGACCTGCAGAACATCCCGTTTCTGCCGTCAGGTGCCAGTGAAAAGCTGGGCCGGATGATGCGTACCATCAACATGGCCCAGGCACGGGTCGGCCAGGTAGCGTCGACGTACAACCGTGTCGTGTCCGGGGTCTCCCAGGTGCAGGAGCGGCTGGGAGCCTTCAAGCAGATGGCCAGCAAGGTCTCGGCGAAGGTGATCCAGTTCGCCGGCAAGGCCAGCCCTGCGCTGGCCAGCGTCGTGCCGTCCAGCAGCCTGGCAGCCTCGGCAACCCCGAAGCCCCAGGCCGTGGCGCCGTATCCGCACCTGCTGATCATCCAGACGCACGATCCCAACGTGCAACCGTACTACTTCAACCTCGACACGGCCGCGTTCGACGAGCTGCGCCGGCAGGCGTCCTTCCGTTGGGCGGGCCAGGAGCGACTGCGCCGAAGCGTGGCCCAGCAGGCGGTCGGCCTGGGCGAAGAGAAGATCACCCTCAAGGGCGCGATCTTCCCGCATCACAAGGGCGGGCTGAAACAACTCAACACCCTGCGCACGATCGGGCGAGGCCTGCGGCCGCTGAACCTGGTCACAGGTTATGGCGAGGTGCTGGGCGACTGGTGCCTGGTCAGCGTCGAGGAAGAGCAGAGCAATCTGCTCGCCGGCGGCATCCCGCGTAAGCAGGGCTTTACCTTGGAGTTTGTGAGCTATGGCAACGACCTGCAGAACGTCTGACGGGGATCTGCTGGACGTGCTCTGCCAGCAGTATTACGGGCACCTCAATGGCACCGTCGAGGCGGTGCTGGAGGCCAACCCGGACCTGGCCAGGCAGGCGCAGCCGTACCGCGCCGGTCTGCTCATCCACCTACCTGACCTGGCGGCACCTGCCGTCGAGCTGCTGCAGCTGTTCGGCTAAGGCAGCGTTACGCTTCACGAACCCCGCCCCGTGCGGGGTTTGCTGTTTCTGGAGCCTCACATGAAACCTACCTATCAGATCATCGCTGACGGCAACGACATCACGGCGCTGATCAACGATCGGCTGCTGATGCTGCGCACCTCGGACAAGCCCGGCATGGAGTCGGACGAGTTCGAGCTGCGCATTGACGACCGCGATCAGGCCGTGGCGCTGCCCGCGCGCGGGAGCCAGGTCGCGGTCCTGATGGGCTACGAAGGCCAGGCCCTGACCCGGCTGGGCGCCTACACGGTCGACGAGGTCGAGCTGACCGGCCCGCCTGACACCATCGTGGTGCGCGGCAAGGCCAGCGACATGCGCGGCAGCGGCAAGACCGTGCGCAGCGGCAGCTGGGAGGGCGTGCCGCTGTCGCAGATCGTCGGCGACATCGCCAAGCGCAACGGCTGGGAGCCGGTGTGTTCGGTGGCCACCAAGGTCGAGCGCGTCGACCAGCGCAACGAGTCCGACTTTAACTTCATCACCCGCCTGGCCAAGCAATACGACTGCACCGCCAAGGTGGCCGAAGGCAAGCTGCTGGTCATGCCGCGTCAGGGCGGGCAGAGCACCACCGGCAAGGCCATGTCGGTGGTGACGATCAACAAGACCGACGTGAACCGGTACCAATTTCGGCTTGGCGATCGCAGCACGCAGAAGGCGGTGAAGACCCAGCACCAAGACCAGAAGACTGGAAAGCTGAAGGTGGTCGAGCTGGGCAACGACGACGCCCCGGACAGCCTGCCGCCTGTGCATACCGATCGGCACGTCTACCCCAACAAGACCGCCGCCCAGCAGGCCGCAAAGGCGCGCTTGGCAGCGTTCAACCGCAGCACCGCCGGCGTGCGCCTGGAGATGCCTGGACGCACTGATCTGTTCGCCGAACGCTCGATCAACGCCCAGGGGTTCAAGCCTGGCTTGGACGGCGAGTACCTGGTGGATGGAGTCGATCAAGTGTTCACCCAGTCCGGGTGGACCACGACCGTGGAGTGCAACGGCGGCAAGAAGGGCAAGGCGAAGGCCAAAGGCAAGAAGACCAAGAAAACCGACAAACCGCTTCGTGTGGTGCAGGTGTAACGCGGGGCCATGCCCCCTATCTGGAGAAGCAAGATGACCATCACCGTTCGACAGCTACAGCAGATTTTCCCCAACGCCGGCCGCAACGCCGGCGTTTTTGTTCCTGCGCTCAATGCGGCTATGGGCAAATGGGGCATCGTCACTCGATTGCGCCGCGCGGCCTTCCTGGCCCAGGTCGGGCACGAGTCCGGGCAGTTCCGCTATGTGCGCGAGCTGGGCAGTGACAAGTACCTGTCCAAGTACGACACCGGCCCCCTGGCCGCGCGCCTGGGCAACACGCCCGAGGCTGACGGCGACGGGCAGAAGTATCGCGGCCATGGCCTGATCCAGATCACTGGGCGCGACAATCACGCGCGCTGTGGCGAGGCCCTGGGCCTGGATCTGCTCAACCACCCCGAACTGCTCGAGCAGCCAGAGCATGCGGCGAACTCGGCGGCCTGGTTCTGGCACAAGGAAGGGCTGAACAGCCTGGCCGACAAGGGGGCTTTCGTGAGCATCACCAAGCGAATCAATGGCGGCACTAACGGCCTGGAGGAACGTCAGGCGTTCTACGAGGCTGCGCTGCAGGTGCTGCAGTGATGGGCCTGAACTGGCGGTTAGCAATCCTGGTACTGCTGCTGGGCCTGTACGTCGGTGGCCGGAGCGCCTGGCTCTGGCAGGACAATGAGTACGGGCGACAGCTGGCCAGCAAGGGCCGCGAGCTGGCCGACATGGAGCGCCAGTCTGCTCAGCGGGAGGCCAGCGCCGTCTCGACGGTCCTGGAGCAGGTACAGCAGCAACAAGCCAAGCGCGGGGCGCTCGAGCAGCGCCTGCAGGCGCAAGACCAACTTCACCACAAGGAACTCACCCATGCTCAAAGCGAGCGCGATCGCCTGCGTGACAGGCTTGCTACTGCTGACCTGCGGCTGTCAGTCCTACTCAACGCCGGCGCCCGCCCCCCCGCAGGTGGTGACGGTGGGCTGCGAGCCGCCACCGGCGCCGGCGGCGTGGTTCATGGAGCCACGCGAGCCGAACTTGACCCAGCGCATGCTCAACGAATTGTCGGCATCACCGGCGACGGCGACCACGGATTAAGAGCGCTGCAAGCCTGTCAGGCTTACGTGCGCGAAGTAACCCGTTGAAAAATACGAGCCAAGGGGGTGTGTCAACATTCAGCCTGGCGCGCTGATTGCGCAGACTATCCCCGCAAGTCCAGCAAGGCTTCCGCACCGTGCGCAGACCGGAGAGCCTGAAACTAGCTATCCATACAGTAAAGACTTGCAAATTTATGACTCCCTTATCAGCCTTTGGGTGGACGAAAAATGCCGCCTGGTCTACTGCCTGATCCCTATTTTTTCCATACAGATGCTATATCAGAGTCTTCGCCAGCAGTGCCGCGCTGTTCTTGGGCCGGCCCCTGTCTCCGCTGGTTGAGGTGTTGAGCGACCTGAACGGCGACCCAGCCGCTCTATGCGGCGCGATGCAAAACCACTTCGAAGAGTTCGTGCGTCGGTCCAGATCAATGCGGTATGGATGCTGCCTAGAGAAATCAGGTGTTTTACGCTCTTGTTTCGAGAATGGACGCTATCGCTGCCGAAATTTTTCTATTCTGGAATAGCTTGATCCGAATGAGGTTGTAAACCCTTCAAGAAACACGTCTATTTTTATGTTGCGAGCTTTTGTCTATGCGTGCATTCTGAGTAGAATGCTCGTGGGCGTAATGAGCGATAGCGCTGCTAGCTGTATAAAAATACAGTAATTGTCCAATGCGCTCTCAACTATCTGAGTAGATAAGCTGGAATTTGTTAGGGAAGAGATTGCATGAAAGGGATCTACGAAACAGAGCTTGAAATTATCGGTGCTATGGATACTCCGATTATAAGGTTCACTCATTTAACTTCAACGCTACGCTCTATATTGCAAATCAGCGCTTTGACCTCTCTGGAGATCATTAGGAAGTCAAATCGGACTTATGAAAACTTCCCTGACTTTGAAAGTTTAGTATCTAGGCTACAGCATCCATCTGATGGGATGCCAATCGAAATTCTTGAAAAAGCTGTGCCGGTTATCCGAAGCCTTCTTGTAAGTGATTTTCTTCACGGATGGTTTGAAGCAGTTGATCATTCGCCACCCCTTGTTAAGACGGTTATTCAATGGGTCGAATTTAGGAATAGTACATCGCATGGCGTCCCAGATCAGAATGATATAGTTGAGTGGGAGTCTAAGATCAATGAAATTATCAAGAGGTGCTTGAACGTACTTTCTGCTAGTTTGCCTTCTTTCTCTGTTCAAGATCAAAAGCTACGCTTAGCTCTACATGGTGACGAAATTTTCATTGATCTGCCTTTGGTGATTGAAGGAAAAGCGCAGGTATTGAAAAAGATCGTATTCAAGAAAGGTATTTGGAAGATGCACACAGAGAGACTCTGTTGGCAGAATTCCAAAGACAGCGTCGTAGAGTTAAGTTCTGAAAACATATTCAGTGAGCGGGCGTTTGGTAGAAGCGAGCGATTTGTATATAGCACTGTATATTCAAAAAATAAGACGCATGGTATTCTTCATAATATACCTGCGAGGCAGACCACAAATTTTGAAGGTCGTAAAAAAGAAATAGTCCGACTTAAGGAGTGGGTAAATGAACCTGAGGAGTCGAAGTCATGCCTCATTTATGGGGATGGTGGCTATGGTAAGACGACCCTTGCTCTTGAGTTTCTAAATCGAATTTTAGATGGAATTATCGAGTTAGACGGCAGGCCTCCTGAGATCATAAGCTATCATACGGCCAAGATGACTCGCTGGACCGATCAAGGTATTACGCATTTTCGAGGTATATCTGGCGCGATGGGCGAGAGTCTACGTGAGCTTATGTACTGTTTCCACGACATACTGGGCAAGGAATGGTATTCTATAGATGATTTTGCTCTGCTTAGCAAAGTTCAAACAGTGTTGATTGAGCAGGGTTATAAAAGGGACGATATTTTGCTTGTCCTTGATAATACTGAAACGCTGACAAGCTCTACCTCCGATACCGAAGAGTTAACACAGTTCCTAGAGCAGGTTGAGAAAAAAATCGGGAGAGTTATACTGACTTCTCGCAGGAGAGAAGGTATGGGTTCTCGACTTATAAAAGTTAGCGAGCTCGAAGAGCGTGAATCTATACAGCTAATGACAAGGCTTGCTGAAGAGTACGGTGCAAAGCCCATCCTACAATCAGGCGAGCCTAAGCTGAGGAGGGCAAGTGCGCAACTGATGCATAAGCCTCTTTTGATAGACGCGTTAGTTAAGTATATCTCACGAACGTCTGTTGGAGTCGACGAGGCGCTGAATAGTGTCCTTCGTAAGACGAATGACCAGTTGCTAGAGTTTTTGTACGAAGATGCCTGGCTTCGAATGTCTGAAGGGCAACGTGATGTGTTTCTTGTTATTGTGCTAATGACATGTCCTATAGATGAATTCTCGGTAGGTTATGCTTGTCAAGAGGTAGGTATACCGCATGATGAGTTTCTGCTCGGTTTAGAGGAAACTTATTTTGCAAACCAAACCAAGATAGGTAGCAAGTACGAAATCGAAATAGTTGAATTAGCACGTGAGTTTTTCTCTCAGAAATATTCAAAGCTTACTCCTGTAGAAAAGCAATCTCAAATCAGGGTAAATGCTGAGTCTGTTGATGCTTTCGCAAGAGAAAAAGAGGCGATAGAGCGTGAGTATAGATCAGACAGAGTATCTGAAGCATTTCGCGGTCAGTTTGCCAAAGCTGCAAAAGTAGCCGCTGAAAAAAGCCAAATATCAGAGGCTGAAGAGTTTTATACCTTGGCAATTCAGGAAGATCCTCTTAACTCTGCGCTGCACGATAGATTTGCATGGTTTTTGCTCCATATGGCTCACAAGATAGATCCTGCATATGATATGGCACAAAAGGCAGTAGGTTTGGATCAGCAAAACGCTGACGCACTGCTGACACTAGGCATAATATATTACAGAAAACACTTGCTTGAGGAGGGCGATAAATCAATTAATGCTGCCAATAAACAAGGGAAGCCAGCGTCACTTTGTCTCTTACGAATGGGTATTGGTAGATACCATACTGCTAAGAGCATGAGCGATCCAGTGAAAGCTGTTCTGCTTATCGAGCAGGGCCTGGATTTTCTGAGGCGCGCCCAGCGAGAAATTAAACCCACAGAAAAGTATTTCAATAGAAATAATAAAGATATAATCAAGCATCTGAGTCTCCTTCAGACGCTTATGCATAATAAATCACGTCTCGGTAGCCGTGTTTCAGGCAGTCAGCTTTCATAGCTAAAATTTTTATTTTAGCCTCATCTGATTATGACCGCCCCTACGTTGGGGCGGTATTAATTATGGTATAATCTATAACAAAATTTTCCACTGATGAGAAAGCCAGGTCGCGAAAATTTTCGGATTCTCCCTGGCAATTTTTTGAGCGTTCAGTTCGTTCACTCTATGAATAAGGGTCGCAGTAGGCTCAAACTAGAAATTAGCTTATTGGTCTTTTTATGTTTTGTGCCTATCAAGGCCTCTGAAAAAATTTCAGCGAAGTATTTTAGATTCAATACATTTATACGTATGAATAATTTTTATTAAAATCTTCTGTCGTAGGCATTTTCAGAGCCTTTAGATCGTCCCGTCCTTAGCTGAGCGAAGTCGATCTATGCCAGACAGAATCGCCTCGCTATTAACGTCGAGCGATGCTAAGGTGACCATTACATTTTCATGAGTATGGATTGAGCCGCGGTAGCTTACCCATAGGGAAAGCTCTTCCAACGCTGCCCTAATACAAGTCTGATTCATGAGCAGGAGCTCAAGGGTTTCGGCAGTGATTGTTTCTTGATTATTCATAAGAAAATCCTATCTACACGAGCATTGGAGAAATTCAGCGGCAAGCCTTATTTTGTTCGGCAGAATCGCTAATGCTAGCATAACTTAATGTGCGCCTCAATTTCTAAGTTCTGTGCGAGATACTCATTGATCGCTACTGTTACTCACCAGTCCGAATGTTATTCCTAAACTCTGTCTGGACTGAGAAGTTATATGGATGGTAGGCCTTAGCCCTAAAACTGCCCAAGTTAGCTATGCGCTCTACTCAGCCAAGGTGCTGCCAATTATCATCAAACTGGTATCATTATTTCACCATGGAATTTGGGACCTTAGGGGGGCAGTTCTGAAGCCAAAAATCAGTTCCGCAATCCCTCCAGTGCCTTCTGATTTACATAGGTTTTATCGAGTAAAATCTTAACTCGTTGCGGAATTGAAATCTCTGTAAGTATTTAAAAATCGTGAATTTTATTTTTGGATTGCAAATCCGTCGGTCTGGGTGCTCTTCAGCCAAAGACAAGTAAGGGGCAATCTCTCAAGCCTGTGACTAACGACGGCAGCACAAAAACACCAACCTTGAATTAACTAGTCCATCTTGAGTTTAGGCCTTAGAAAGCGGAGACGGACTATCACCTGCATTCAGCTGCCGCGTGCACTCCTTCCATTCAATAGCGGTCCATTCAATAGCGGTCACCGGTCGGGGAGTCAGGTCGACACATTGATCGCAGGGCCGGCTCTCAGCCGATTCTGGATTATCACCACCCGGACGTACGTGCCGTTCGCGAGTCTAGCCTCGGCAGCGATCTAAACCTTGGAGCGCCTAGTTGATCTCGACTAGCTTCTAGATGTTGAGCCGGGCTTTGGTCAATTCGATCCGGAGCTGGTCGTTTTAGTTGCAGAGTAGATAGCATTTACAAGATCGCCACTTCAATCTTGCTGAAATTTTGCTACAGCAAAACTTAAAATCCCTTAAGCCTCAATATTTACTGGTCGATAATTTTTAATCGATCCGATCCATCATCGGTGCAACGCTGAAGCGGCGAGAGGGCTCAGGGCGCGTGGTTTCTGGCTTAGAGCCTGGTTTTTCAGTCATTTCGTTCAACGTGTTTTGTACCGATTTCTGGTGTTTTGGGGCGTTTTTACCAAGCGCTTGGTGCAATGTACCAAGCGAATCAGGACGCGTACCAATTCTCATGGCAACGATCAGACCCCCGCAAGAAGGCCGACGGCTCCATCACCTACACAGCTCAGATCCGCATCAACCGCGATAAGGTGACAGTCTATCAAGAGAGCCAGACGTTCGCCCGCAAACAGGCGGCGGTGGCCTGGGCGAAGCGACGGGAAACCGAGTTGGCGGAACCTGGTGCAATCGAGCGGGCCAGCCGGGTAGGGCATACGGTCAAGCAGATGATCGACCGCTACCTAGTCGAGGTCGAGAAAGCCCGGCCGTTGGGCGAGACGAAGCGCCGCACATTGAATGCCATTAAGAACAGCTACCTGGGCGATAAGGTGGATTCTGACCTTACCCAGCAGGTGCTGGTGGACTATGCGCCTTGGCGCATGAGTCTTGAAGGTGGAGGCATTAAACCGCAGACGGCCGGCAATGACTTGGCGCACCGGGGGTCGGTGCTGTCCCTGGCCAGGGCGGCGTGGGGGTATGAGATTGACGCGCAAGCAATGCCAGATGCGCGCCTCGTGCTGAAGAAGTTCGGTGACAGCTTGACGAGCCGAGAGCAGGATCGGCGTCCTACGCTGGATGAGATCGACAAGGTGACGGAGCACTTCTTCGAAGTGTTGCAGCGGCGTTCGAGCGTCATCCACATGCCCAAGGTAGTAGCGTTCGCGATTTTCTCGACCCGCTGAATGGATGAGATCACACGCATACGGTGGGAAGATCTCGGTGAGCACCGGCAGGCAGTGAAGGTCGGAACATGAAAAACCCCGGTCAGAAGATCGGCAAGGATGTCTGGTGTTACTTGCCGGATGAAGCGTGGATCATCGTGCAGAGCATGCCCAGAGAGTGTCGCAAGATATTTCCTTACAACACGGATTCAATCGGCACTGCCCAGTCGAAGGCACACAAGATGAAAGGTGCAGGATCTGCACTTCCACGACTTGCGTCACGAAGGGGTGAGTCGGTTGTTTGAAATGGATTGGAGCATACCGAGGGTCTCGAGCGTATCTGGTCCCGTGATTCGAACTCGCGGCGGCGGTATACCCATTTGCGTGGGCGAGGAGAGGAGTATAAAGGCTGGAAGTGGCTGGATCAGATTATTCAGGCACCGGTTAAGCTCGGCATCCGGGCTGAGCAGGCGGGTGGATAACGATGCTACCCCTATAAACGCTTACGGGTGGTAGGCATCGGCTGTGAGTCGATTGCGGTCAGTCGCGAACGGCTGCTCTCGATCCATAGCAGGCGTTCGAAAAAATACCCAAGCCGTGGCTTGAGGTGAGAGGTAGCCAGCTTGGAAAAGAAAGGGCTGATCCGGTTCATGCAAACCAGGTCAGCCCCCAGGCTTCAAGTGGAACCTTCACTCCCGTGGCGGGCGCGAAAGTGTCTGATTCAACGATCAGCCAAACATGACAAACTCATCGCTGTTGGCTGGCAGAATGATGATCTGGTTATCCGCCGTCTGGATCTGTTCGATGGTATTGAAGCCGGCGTACCAGTCCTTCAGGCGTACACCCTCCTCTGGAGTCTGGCCGGCGACGAAATCCGACCGGTGCAGGTGGAGATCATCGCCGACACGATCGACCAGCAGTTCCAGGGCGCTGATGTTCGCCAGAATCAGTTTGTCGCCACCACTTGCACCATCATCAAGAATCGTCACCAGTGACCGAGTGTTGACGGTATAGATGTCGGCACCTTCACCACCGAATGCAGAACCTGCACCCTGCAGCACCAGCCGGTCGTCTCCCGCAGCGCCGAACAGCGAGAAGCCTGAGCCGGTACCGGTCAGCAGATCGTTGCCTTCGCCACCATCGGCCATGCCATGCACAACTGTGATGACGTCGCCACCGGCCTCGCCATAGGCTCGACTGCCTTCATCATTGGCCGCGGTGATGATCGTGTCGTTGCCATTGCCGCCATACAAGGTGTCAGCCTGCGCGCCGTCGCTCAACCCATTGAGGCTGAAAGGCCCGATCTGCGAAACAAGTCCGCCGTAGAGGTAATCGTTGCCATCGCCACCGTAGATGACATCGTTGCCCAATCCGCCTTCGATGTAGTTGACTCCGGCGTCGCCCGTCAGGCTGTCATCGAAATGACTGCCTACCACGCGTTCGATGTTGCTCAGTACGTCGCCCTCGGCATCGCCCCCCTGATTAACGCCGGTCTGCAAATTGATCGTGACGCCCGTCGCACTGGTGATGTACCAGGCACTGTCCTGACCTTCGCGTCCGTCGATGACATCCGCGCCAGCACCGCCAATGAAGACATCAGCCAATCGCGATCCTGACAGCGTGTCATTGAAGTTGCTGCCTTGGAAAATCTCCATGTTGGTGAAGGTATCGCCTGCGGCATCCCCCGAGTTGGCATTGGTGGTCAAGTCGAGGGTGACTGCACCACTGGCCAGCTCATAACTCACCAGATCCTGCCCGTTGGCACCATCCAGCCTCATCGCAGAGGCGCCTGCATAAAAGATGTCGCCTAGATTGCTGCCGCGAATGGTTTCGATATCGACATAGGTGTCACCTGCTGCTATTCCTGAGTGAACACCTGTTACCAGATTGATAGTGACGGCAACCGGGCTATCAATCTGGTAGCTGACAATGTCGGTCCCCGCACCACCAAAGAACTGATCCGCGCCGGCACCGCCATTCAAAACATCGTTGCCGGCACCGCCGATGATGAGGTTGTCCTGAGCGTTGCCGTAGCCGGTAAAGCTGCCGGTGCCGATGTAGGTCAGTTTCTCGATGAATGGATCGAGGGTGGCTGTCGGGGCGCTGCTGCGCAGCTCGTCATAACCGCCATTGTCTTCTTCGATGATCTTCACCCCGGTGGTCGCGACGGTGTAAACGTCGTCACCGGCGCCACCTTCAAAGGTGATACCCAGATTGCCACCGATGGTGCTGTTGAACGTATCGTTGAATACCGTGCCGACCACCTTTTCGATATTCGTCAGGGTGTCGCCTTGCGCATCGCCACCGATACCGGCCTTGCCTGTGCCGGTGCGAATGTCGACGTTGATCGAAGCTGCCGAGCCCGAGTAATCAACGGTATCAAAACCATTGCCGCCGTCGAAACCGATCGCTCGGCCGTCCGCAACGAAGGTGTCGTTGTAACTCGACCCGCCGATCACTTCGATTTCCGTATAGGTATCGCCTGCAGCGATCCCGCTGTTGACGCCGGTTTTCAGGTTGATCGTGACTCCGACCGTGCTGTCGCGATAACTGGCCGTGTCCAGACCGGCGCCGCCAATCAGTTGGTCCGCACCGCCACCACCGATCAGCGTGTCATTGCCCGTACCGCCCACTATCGTGTTGTCCTGAGCGTTGCCGGTTCCGGTAAAGCTGCCGGTGCCGATGTAGGTCAGTTTCTCGATGAATGGATCGAGGGTGGTTGTCGGGGCGCTGCTGCGCAGCTCGTCATAACCGCCATTGTCTTCTTCGATGATCTTCACCCCAGTGGTCGCGACGGTGTAAACGTCGTCACCGGCGCCACCTTCAAAGGTGATACCCAGATTGCCACCGATGGCGCTGTTGAACGTATCGTTGAATGCCGTGCCGACCACCTTTTCGATGTTCGTCAGGGTGTCGCCTTGCGCATCGCCACCGATACCGGCCTTGCCTGTGCCGGTGCGAATGTCGACGTTGATCGAAGCTGCCGAGCCCGAGTAATCAACGGTATCAAAACCATTGCCGCCGTCGAAACCGATCGCTCGGCCGTCCGCAACGAAGGTGTCGTTGTAACTCGACCCGCCGATCACTTCGATTTCCGTATAGGTATCGCCTGCAGCGATCCCGCTGTTGACGCCGGTTTTCAGGTTGATCGTGACTCCGACCGTGCTGTCGCGATAACTGGCCGTGTCCAGACCGGCGCCGCCAATCAGTTGGTCCGCACCGCCACCACCGATCAGCGTGTCGTTGTCCGAACCGCCCACTATCGTGTTGTCCTGAGCGTTGCCGATGCCAGTGAAGCTGCCGGTGCCGATGTAGGTCAGTTTCTCGATGAATGCATCGAGGGTGGTTGTCGGGGCGCTGCTGCGCAGCTCGTCATAACCGCCGTTGTCTTCTTCGATGATCTTCACCCCGGTGGTCGCGACGGTGTAAACGTCGTCACCGGCGCCACCTTCAAAGGTGATACCCAGATTGCCACCGATGGTGCTGTTGAACGTATCGTTGAATGCCGTGCCGATCACCTTTTCGATGTTCGTCAGGGTATCGCCTTGCGCATCGCCGCCGATACCGGCCTTGCCTGTGCCGGCGCGGATGTCGACGTTGATCGAAGCTGCCGAGCCCGAGTAATCCACGGTATCAAAACCATTGCCGCCGTCGAAACCGATCGCCCGGTCGTCCGCAACGAAGGTGTCGTTGTAACTCGACCCGCCGATCACTTCGATTTCCGTATAGGTATCGCCTGCAGCGATCCCGCTGTTGACGCCGGTTTTCAGGTTGATCGTGACTCCGACCGTGCTGTCGCGATAACTGGCCGTGTCCAGACCGGCGCCGCCAATCAGTTGATCCGCACCGCCACCACCGATCAGCGTGTCGTTGTCCGAACCGCCCACTATCGTGTTGTCCTGAGCGTTGCCGGTGCCGGTGAAGCTGCCGGTGCCGATGTAGGTCAGTTTCTCGATGAATGGATCGAGGGTGGCCGTCGGGGCGCTGCTGCGCAGCTCGTCATAACCGCCATTGTCTTCCTCGATGATCTTCACCCCGGTGGTCGCTATGGTGTAAACGTCGTCACCGGCGCCACCTTCAAAGGTGATACCCAGATTGCCACCGATGGTGCTGTTGAACGTATCGTTGAACGCCGTGCCGATCACCTTTTCGATGTTCGTCAGGGTGTCGCCTTGCGCATCGCCACCGATACCGGCCTTGCCTGTGCCGGTGCGGATGTCGACATTGATCGCTTCTGTAGAAGACGAATAATCAACGGTATCGAGGCCGGCGCCGCCATCGATCCTGTCCGCTCCACCACTGCCCTTGATCACATCATTGCCACCCAGGGCATTGATCTCATCATCCGAGGTCGTACCAATCAGCGTATCCGTCCCGTTTGTTCCATTTATAACTGCCATTACAACTTCCTTGCCTTGTTTGTGAACTGGTACAGGCCAGAGTGTCGATCAGACGTCACTGCGGCACACTTTTCGGGAACAACGATGTGTTGATATCGGCAGAAAACGCTCTGCGCTTGAGCTTTTTACACGTGGGCGGTTTTAAAGGCTGAGTGCAACACCCGCTCACCGATAGACGCGGGCATGGCCCTGCTTGCAGGCCGGGCGAAGGCATGACGTACACCTCGCCCGGATCGAGGCCGCGCCGCTGGCCCCACGTTCCTGTGCAAGGCAGCATCCCGCATGCTCCCGGCTCAGGTATTCGAACCGGCGCCTGCATGGCCGACAGGCCATGACACACGTTTCAATCTATTCCTGCGCGCAAGGCTTCGTCCCACACATCCAGAACATTCTCTCCGTACGTCGCGGCGAGAACGCCAAGGGCGAGTTGATCTTCAGTTCACCGGTATCATCGGTCAGGGGCGCATCCTCACGCATCGTGATCCGTGAGGCAGCCTCCATGATCCAATGGTCCACATTGGCGTCGCCGGAGCCTTCGAGCAGCGTG